TCACTTAAACCAAAACCTATTGCGTATCGTTCAGCAGGGTAATCTTCCATTTGGTCAGAAGCGTCCCAATCTGCTTTGACTGTACCATTTTCATAGTCAACAGTAAGAGTTAAATTACTAGGTGCTTGTGTTGGAACGTGATAAGCTAAAGCAATAGGTAAAGGGTAAATAAGTAAACCTACAATCGATAAACGAATGAATGTGTTAATTTTATTTAACACTACATTAGTTGATTAATAATTACCAATAATGCTGAAACGGCTACAAACCAACCGCTAAATTCCTGTCTTGAAATCTTTGTATTTACTTTTTCGTGTAACTCATCTATTCTAGAATTTATTTTATCTTGACCTTCTAAAACAAGAAGTAACATTTCTTTTTGTGTCATTCCATTGCTATCGTGTGCCATTATTCTCCTTTATTTGGCATAGCATTAAAAACTTGATTGACTTCTTCCCAAGTTAATTGACCGTCATCAATATATTTTCTAGCTAATCTTTCGACTACATGTGCAATTCCCATAATTCCAGCCAACAAAGATGATTCAAAAACATCAATGCCTACAAGTGAACCAGCACCTAAAACCGAAAGGGCTTGTGCGATAAAAACTGCAAGTATTCTTTTTCCTATACTTTTATATAATGCAATATCCATAAGAATATATTTAACATAAAAAAAAATAAAAAAAAATTGGTTTTTTTGTAAAACTTTTCCCCTATAGGTAGATGAAAAAAGCTCTCAGTTTCAGTCTAACCAAACATTTTCATAATCTGCTGTGACGATACCTTTTTTAGCATTAACAAACATCATTCTTTGAGCAGGTAATCCTAAAGCACCTAAGTTTTCCGCAGCATAGTAGTTATTAGATTCTGGCGAAGGACTACATCTCATAGTAATACCAGCATCTGTCCAAGTTAATTGTTGATGCCAATGTCCAAAAGCTAAATCCTTAAAGTTTGGAAATGGCATATCTGGTTGTGAACCTAATGCTTTCCAAGCAACAACTTTCTTTTTGACACCATACCATGGAATACCTAACTGACCACGGAATTGGTCACCGTGAACAAGTAGACAAGAATATTTACCAATAGTATCAACGGCATACCAACCTCTATCACCTTCAAAGGCTTCAGGATTGACCCATTCTAATCTTTTCTCTCCAGAAAACATTAATTTAGTAGTTTCATACAAAATTCTATCTGCATTGTCTTCAGGATGAAAAGTTCCATATCTACCAATTCTTCCATGGTTACCAATAACAGAAGTTACTTTTACTTCATCAAAAGTGGCTAACATTTCTCTAATAAAATTAGTTAATGTTTCTAAGCCATTTTTCATTAACTGTCTATACAATCCAGAATCAACTACCCATGCTTGACCAGGGAATATATCAATACCTTCAACAATATCTCCTAATATCCAAATATGAGCTTTTTTGATATTATGTGATTTTCTATGTATAGCTGTTATCTCTTGAACTTTTTTAGCATATTGTGCAATTCTTTGCTGACATATTTCCGAATTGTAAGTCGGTGTTTTTTTACCCATTTGCCAGTCAGCCAGCATAATGACAGCTACTTCTTCGTTCTTACTTTTAGCAACTGTTAATTTTGGTGGTTTAACTGGTGGTATATCAATATCAGCTATTGAATCTTGTACTGCATTGTAAATAGCATCTACCAATTCATCTTGATTATTTTTTAGCTTATCTACTTGTTTATGTAAACGATTTATTGTCTGTTGTAAATCTTTTACTTTTTCTGATTCAGATTCAGCAATTAAATCTGCAATTTCTTTATCTTTAAGTGTCATACCAGCCCTGCTTTACAATTCTTTACCGCTATCGATTAACGATAGGATATTTCTTCTAAAGGTATCTACTGTACCTTTAAATCCAAATTTTTCTCTGCATATTCTATGTGCTGGTGCAAATGGTACTGCAATATTTTGTTCGTTGCAATGTTTTATTAAAGCATTGATATATTGTTTTCCATCAGCAGAAATGCTGTCTATCATCATTGTTTTTCCATGTGATTCAAACGTGGATTCAATTAATTTATTAACGTCCATTTTTCTCCTTAAATAAGTTAAGGGTATTTTAGTATAAGTTTTTTAATAAGGGTAGTTTATTGATATATTATTTTTTAGACATTTTCCAAGTACCGCCTCTAGCCTTGTAGGTTTTAGATGCCCATGCGTTAGCGTATGCACTTGGATATACGTTAAATTTTGATTTAGTTTCTGCTAGAACTGATTGCCAGAGCTTTGGTTTAGTTGGAATTGGCTTGGCTTTGGATATTTTTTTTTTCTTCTTTTTCTTATAATCCCATTCAGTATTTGCGACATGAACATCACCTGGCGTTATGTCTTTTTTAACATTTTGATATCTTTCTAATAATCTACGACCTTTTGCAGCTAATTTAGCAGCATCTTGTCTATTCTTAGGAACTGGTTCACCCCAAGCATTAGCTGATAAAGCAAGTCTTGATGGTTGCCCATTAGGTTTAACCATTGGACCACTAGGATTAGTAAAAAATCTTGTTAAGAAAGAACCTTTTCTTCTCATCTTTTCTGGTGTATTAGCAGGTCCTTTAACACCAGGTTTTAAATTAGCACCTTCAGTTCTTTTAAAGTGTTCACGTCCTGCTTGTGTTAATCCACCTTTTGGGTCTTTTAATCTTGGATGACCAGCTTTATGTGCTTTCTTTAATTTTTTAGATTCTGATATAGCAATAGCCATTGCTTGTCCCCTATCAGTAACAATTTTACCTTGTGCATTTTTAAGTTTCTTAGCATAAAACTCACGCATAACTGTAGAGATTTTATCTTTACCTGCACCTTTACCAACAGTTCTTGAAGCTCTTGAATGAGCTAAAGCCATAGTATCACCACTCATAATTCTTCTTCGCATTTCATCCATGTGCTTTTTAGAATGTTTTCCTTTTTTCTTATGTTCTTTTAAAGAACGTTCTATATCGCCTTCTCCGTGAACTTTAGACATAGTCATATCTACAATTTCTCTTTGACCTTTGCCGTGTACAGAAAATCCTGTATATGAACCATTTTTTACTTTTTCCCAAACATCATCATTATCAACTTTAAATCCTATCCACCAACCAGCAGGTATGTTTTCAGATTTTGATACTAAACCGAGAGCTTCTAATTTATCTGGAGTAACAACAAAAGATTCTACAACTCTTGCAACGTTTTGATTAATGTGCATTTCAGCACCATTTCTGGAATGAAGAACATAATCGTATGCAGCTTTTTCTAATTCTCCAATATCTTCAATGAAATCTCCTTGTGAATCAACATAGACTTCACCATCTTCATCTTTTATAATATTTGCCCAACCGAATACTAATCGTTGGTCGTTATCAAACTTTATGATTTCGTTCATGTCCTAGATTCTACAGGGTGTAATTGGCATCTGCAATTTGGGTGAATTGGTGGAGATTGATACGCTCCCATTGATGTTTGAAAGTATTGTCCAGCTAAAACAATATCATTTGCCGAAGGTGCACATTTAACACAAGGTTGAGCATCTGTTATCCATTGAACAGGTGTTGGTGTTCCTGTAGATTTCCACACTTCTAATTTTGCAGTTTCAATAGCAGTTTGTACTTCTGTTTGTGCTATTAACTGTGCCCTTTGATTTAATAATTTAGCTGAATAATCAGATACTTGTTTATTTATCTTAGCTTGTGATATTCCTTTTGTAGATAAACTGTTTCTTAAATTTTCAACTGCTCTAGCTCCTCTAGTATCTAATCCTATATTATCTTTAACTCTACTTGCTATTTCTGAAACACTAGCACCAGTTCTTAATCCATTTCCGATTGTTTCTCTTAAAGCTAATTGTGTTTGTTTAGATATTCCTTCAACTAAAACTGCACCTCTTTCTTGTGCAAACTTAGAAGCTAATCCGTTTATCAATTCTGGATTATCAGGTATAGCTCTCGCTAATTTTGAATAAGCCAAGGATGCAGCCTGAGTAAAAACAAATGCACCTAAAGCTAACATTAAAGTGCTATCGAATTGAGAAATTTCTTCGTCTAAAACATTTTGTTCGTTAAAGTTTTTAGATAATTTAGCTATTTCTTCTTTATATAATTTTTCAGCTTCACGAATAGTATCTTCGTAGATTTTTTCATATTCTTCAAAATCTTCGATTACTTGTTTTCTATTTTCCTTCGGATTTATTGCCTTCAGGATTAAATTCTTGTCTAACTGCTTCACGAGCCTGTTCCCTTACTTGATTTACTGTTTCTTGTTGTTGTGCTAATTGAACAATTTTTTGATAATCAATATCAGCAATACCTGATGAATTATTTGGGTCTTGTGGTTTCAAATAATCTGGTGTATCTACTTTTGGCAATGTAGCAATCTGTCTTAAATATTCTTCAAGTTTTTGGTCAGGGAATATTTGCATACCAGAACCAGCAAGAGTAGATATGTATTGAGCCAACTCTTGTAGTGATGGTGTTTCCAAATCACTGTGTCTTAGTTTTGGTAATCTAGTTGTATCAAAACCATTGATTTGAAATAATTTTGGAATAGCGTAATCGTTAAATACATTTGTTATATTGTCTAAGTAACTTTCTAATGCTACTGCAAATAATCTTGTTTTATTTCCTGCTAATGAATAAGAACCTGTTCCACCATGACCTAATAAAATAAAATCTGCTAATACTGTCATAGCAATTCTTTGTTCGTATCTGGTAACAATAGCTGTTGTATCAAACTGTCTACTTCCACCAGAATTTAAAAGACCAAATTCGTATAATGGTTTTCCTGAAGAATCATAAACTCTAGGAAAAATAATTCCTTCTTGTGTATCTCTACGAACATTAACAATTAATTTTTTAATAGCTTCTAACATTGAAACTTGGTCAGCAGTTGCACCAGCAGCCATAATAGCTGGGTCTACATAAGCTATTGGAATACCAGCTAAATCTCTTTCTACACCAATACCTTCTATTTCTTCAATTCTTTTTTTGAAGTACCAAGAACGATAAGCATTTCTTAAAATAGAACGACCTTCAGGATTATTTTTATGTGATTGTGTTCTAAATAATAAACATTTTTCCATTGGTATAACTACTTGTTTGTAGCTTGGTGGAGCTAACTGCATAGCACCACGAATACCACCTTGTGGGTCGAATATCCAATGGTCTATTGTGTCTTGGGCACGCATTGGCATCTTTCTCCAACCAATTCTTCCATCTGTAAATTTAGAACGTTGTGTTGGGTCTGTTGTGTCCATACCTCCACGTCTTTTGTAAACTATTTCATGTAAGCTAAATCCATACACAAGCATTGACATAACTTCAGAAACAAATTCAAGCCATGTGTTAGACATATCATCCATACACTCTTGAACAAATTTTGCTTGTTTAACATCATCTCTTTTAGCTGAGAATGGTTCAACATCCCATTTAGTACTTCTAATAATTTGGTCTACAGCAAATAAAATAGCACCGATAATAGCATCATTGTCTGCCATTTCACGATATGTTTTCATTCCCTTTCGACCTTGTAAGTCGTACAGGAACTCCTCCATCACATATCCAGCTTGTCTGTTTAATCCAGACATACCAAACTCTGACATACCTACTCTGGAATTAACATTAGGAGCAGAATCTCCTAACGCTTTATTTATTTGTTCGAAATCTTTTTCACTCATCTTCTGGAAACCACATCTCTGCTTCTGTAAATAACTCTTTTCTTTGTTCTTTAGTTAAATCTGCTGGGTCTTTAGCCCAGTCTGATTTATATCTTCCAACCATTATTGGTATGTCCATCTTATCACAAACACTAACACCTGCCATTTTGCCTGCATCATCATTGTCAAAACATAGCACGATATAGGTAGGGTTTAGACGGTTTAAGAGCGTTTTTTGAAAATCACTTAAATTAGAGCCTAAAATTGCTAAAGCAGGTATTCCTATTTCCCAAAAAGATAAAGCGTCAATAGAACCTTCAACCAAAGCGACACCTCCATCATACTTCAGCTTTTTAAAGTTCTCGTTTATTAAGT